GTAGACGCACTGATGATGATGAGAGACAAATTAAAAGATGGTTAGCATTAGCAGGTCCCAAAGGTAGATTTAAAAATAGATTAATAAATATGATTAAAAAAAAAGATGCTAAATATGATGATCCGAATATTTCACCTGTTATTAGACAAACATTATTACATTGGGGTTATCAAATTACACCTGGGGATTTAAAATAATATATTTAATATTATAAATGACAATACCTAAACAATATTCAAGTGGTTTATCTAGAAAAGATAAAAAAAAACAATTAAGATCTTTAAAAAAATCACAAAGATCTTATAAAAAGGGTAAATATATTCCAAGACCTAAATTAAAATCTTTTAAAGAAAAAAAATCATCATGGACACAAAAATTTCATAAATTACATCCTGAAGCTAAAACTTTAAAACAAATCGCTGATGTTACTGGTATACCTAAACCTGCATTATCTGCTGTAAAAAGAAAAGGAATGGGTGCATATTATTCATCTGGTTCAAGACCTAATCAAACTGCTGAATCATGGGGATTAGCAAGAATGTATTCATATATTTTAGGAGGTCCCACAAGAAAAATAGATCATCATATTACTGAAAAATATAATGTTAAATTTAAATATTAATTACATGAACCACCCTGTAATCGCATATCTATTATTACATTTTACTGTATTTATATAATGAGGTAATTCTATACTTTTAATATCCATTAATACTAATTTATTATATTCTGGATATATTGGTATATGTATTTTTTCTTTTGTTATTAAATTTAAATCTCCACCACAACTTCTATCCCAACTTTTATTTAAATAAATTATAAAAGCATATCTACCTAAATTTATATCATTATGTACTGATAAAAAATCACCTGGTTCAAACTTTGATATAAATATATCTGTAGTTTTTGTTATTTTTTTATTAGTTAATTCAGATATTTGTTTTAAAACATCTGGACTATTTAGATATTCTGTAATTTCTTTTAAAATAGGTGCTTCATTTTTATATTCATATTTTGAATACGAAAATTTATCTGAATTTAATAATTTTAATGAATTTTCTCTTCTCGATTTTATATCGTTATTATGTTTTACTTTATCGTTACCAATATTTGTTGTATATAACCATTCATTATCATTTAATATAATTTTATTTATTTTTTCTATAAATTTTTTATCTAAAAAATTTTTCTTAACAATATAATATGATTTACAATAATATTCTAAAATAAATAACAAAAATATTATAAATAAAAATATTAATATTAATTTCATTATATTATATTAAATATTAAATTATCTAAGCATCTTTATCTATACCTTCTAAAAACCTTTTATGTAGTATATTTATTTTTTTAAATATCTTCTTTTGTGTTGTGAAAAATACTATTGCCACAATTATTTCTCCATCATATTCTCTAGTATGTATTTCTCTGAAATTTTTTACTTGAAAAATTAATGGCACTAAATGACATATTTTTCTTATATAAAATACAGATAATGCTACTATTATAGAATGTATAGATAATTCTAATAGTATATGTAAAGAACTTTTTGTTTCATCTAGATCAGGAAATAAATAATCTAAATATATACCTGTTACTAAACAAATTATTATATATAATATACTAAATTGTATAATTTCAAATAATTGTGTTAATCTGTAATCATCAAAAGTAATTAAATCTGATAATTTATTTTTCATTATATATAATATTTAATATATTATATATGAAAGATTGTTGTTTATCAAATAATTTGGATAAAGAATGTATTAGGAAAAAAGATAAAAAAACTTTTAAATTGCCAAGGAAATTTTCTAAAGAAAAATGTTTAAGTAAAAAAGGTATAAAAGGTTTTACTATGCGTTCAAGTTGTGCTCCATATAAAGGTTGTAAAAAAGGTGGTGGTAATTATAAATCTAAACAAAAAAATATGAACAAAAAAACATTAAAAATATGTTCTAAAAAACCATTAACAGGTTATAATAGATCAGGTTATTGTGAAACAGATATGTTTGATATGGGGTCTCATTTAGTTTGTGCTAAAATGAATAAAGAATTTTTAAAATATACTAAATCCAAAGGTAATGATTTATCTACTCCCAGTTCATCATTCCCTGGATTAAAACCAGGTGATAAATGGTGTTTATGTCAAGATAGATGGAATGAAGCATTTAATAATGGTATTAGAACAAAAGTTATTAAAAATGCTACAAATTTATCCATTAAAGATGAAGTCAGAAAAAATATAAATAAAAAAGGTGGATCTAATAAAAAATCTAAAAAACAATTTTTATATAATCCAGATAATCCAAAAAAATCTTTTGATGTTTATATAGATAAAGATCCATCTGATACTATTCCTATTAAATACACAACTATTCAAGATGTTAAAAATACTATTAAAAAATTAGAAAAATTATATAAATCTAATAAATATCCACATAAAAGAATATGGCAAGTTGGTATGATTATGTATGTAAGACTAAAAGTATTAAAAGAAAAAAAACCCAAAGAATTTAAATTATCCGAAAAATATTTTAAATTCTTAGGTCGTAGAACTAAAATAAAAGATGAAAAAGGTAGAAAAAAATTTACATTTAAATTTTAGATATAATTATATTAGATAAATGTGATAATTTATCAACATTCTTATCATTTCTATAATCATTTATATAATTTATTCTTTTAATACCACTTGCTGCCATTATTTTAAAACAATGTATACATGGATAATGCGTAATATATGCAGTACATCCGTCACAACTTACACCTCTCTTGGCACAATCTGCAATAGCATTTTGTTCAGCATGAACTGTTGCTTGCTCATGATTATTTTCAACAATAGATTCATGTGGTGCACCTGGTAAAAAACCATTATATCCTTGAGAAATAATTCTATTATCTCTTATTAATAAACAACCTACTTGTAATCGATGACAGGGTGATCTACTTGCTGTATTTTGAACTATTTGTTTAAAGTATTGTTCCCATGTTGGTCTATAATTATTTTCCATTTTTATTTATTATCAATAAACTTTTAAATGACAAACAATATTTTTATTAGTAAAATCAATTATATTATTTGTAATTTTTGACCATAATTCTTCATCAAAATTATATTCTTTTTGATTTTGTTCATTATTATAACATTCTATATGTAATGATTTCATTTTACCTGTCATAAACATATATGCGTTAAGTTGAACTTTTTCATAATTAGGAATCATATTAAATAATCGTTTAGTTCTATTTTTAGTTTCTACAATATATTCTTCATTCATTCCATCTACTTTTCCACGAATAATAATTCTAAATTTGTTATCTGGATCTATATACAATACTTTTGAATACATTTGTGAATTTCTATCTGTAATTACAATATTACATTGTTTTTCAGTTTTATCTAAATTATTATCTTCTTTAATATTACCTCGTCTCATTCTTAAATCTTGTTTAACTGATTTTTCTAAACATTTATTTAATTCAGGCATATTTTTTAAAATATCATCTACTTTTTTCTTTGACATTTCTTCTGATAAGTTTGAATCATACGATGCACCCATTACATTTTTCTTAATAAATGATTCTAAATCTTTAATATTAGTATTAATATCTAAATTTAATTCTTTTTTAATAACATTTAATTTATCTAAATCTAAATTTAATAAAGTTTCTTCAATTTTAGATTTTGGGATATATTTTTTAACAATCCCTGAACGATTTAAAACAGCATCAATGACTTTATTAGGTTTTTCATATTTATTATCACCTGTAACAATTGCTAGTTCACTTGCTACAAATATAATTTCTTGCATTTTTAATAATATAAAAAAATATCTTTAATTAATTTCAAATTTATTTAATAATCATCAAAATCCAAACATACATCACACATACATTGAGCACCATCTGATATAATACCACAAGGTAATCTTATTAAATTCATATTTTCTAACATAAAATCTTCTAATGAAAATACATAATTTTTTACATTTATTATTTCATCATCTAAATAAGAATATTTTCTTATTCTCCAAAATAAATCATCTATTACATCTTTATTTTCTAAATTAATATTATTATTAGATCTATTATTATATAATTCTATATGAAATAACCTGTTTTGTTTTTCTTTCTTTAATTTAACTTCTTTATTTAACATTTGACTAACATCATTGTCCAAGAATTTTAGTGGAGAGTTCTCCATATTTATTCTTTTTTTAAAATTTTTCTTAAATAATTTCAAATTTATTTAAAATTTCTTTCATAAAGATTTACAGCATGATTAACTTTAAATCCTTCATTACTATAAAATGGATATATTGGACTAATAAATGATATATTTTTACATAATTCTCTTTTTTTCATAATATTCAAAAATACAGAATTAATAATTAATTTGTTCATATAATTATCATATTTATTTCTATTATTGTAAAGATTATTGTGATAATTAATAGTATATTTTATTCTTGATTTAGGGACCAGTTCATTTAATATTTGAATTATATCATAATCTTTTAAGAATCTAAGTGGTGAATTATTCATTATATTAAATATTATTAAAAATTAATAATCTTTTCATAAACATTCATAACTTTTTTTAATTTATTATTCTCACAGTTATAATTATTTTTTAAGAAATTTATAAATTCTTCGTCGTCTTTTAATTTATTTATTAAATATAAAATATCTTTGTTTAAATTATTATTATACAAATATCTTTCATTAGAAATATAAATTAATGATTTACTAATATATTTATTATTAATTACCTTTTTTTCATTTATTTTAGAATTTAATAAATATTTTGGATAAATCACAGATAATAAAGCAAACAAATCGTATAAATCTAAATGATTTTTTATATAATATGTATTAACATTCTCTGCTAACATACTTGTTTTATAAATATTTTTAATAATTTCTAAATCTTTTGTTATATAATGAATATTATCTAATATATCAAAATAAAGATTATTAGTATTTTGTGAATATCTTATAATATCTGAAAAATTATTTGTAGAATATATTTTTTTTAAATTGTTTTCTATAAAATTATCTTCATAATTAAATATATCATTTTTATCATTATTTAAATTTAATATTTCAATATTTGATATAATATTATTAATTTTACCATCAGATTTTTTTATTAAATATTTCTTTTCTTCTTCGGTTATATTTATATTTTTTAGGGACAATATTTTATTAGTAATTGATAATATATTTTTATAACTATAATTAATTTCTATAAATTTAGATTCAGATAATATTTTTTTTAAATATTTATGATTTATATTTGATGAAATAAATATAATTGGATGATTTTTTTTATAAATATTTAATTTTGAAATATAATTTAAAATATCATTTAAAATTTGTTTATTATGTTTTAAAAATAATTCTAAATTATCAAAAACTATAGCATTATATTGATAATTATTATTAAACATCATTAATATATTTTTTCTACCTAATGCTTCATCAATATATTGTTTAATATTAACTTTTTCTTTAAAAAAGTCGATATTAATATGAATAATTTTATATTTATTTAAAATACATTCTGCTAAACTTGTTTTACCACAAGAATCTTTTCCATAAATAAATAAAAATTGTTTTTTGTAATCTTTATTTATCCATTCATTAATAGATTTTATATCATCTTTATTTAAAAAAAAATCATTAATATTCATATATTTTTATATTATTTATTCTTTAATTATTTGAAGACATATCATTTCTTCTTGTTAAATCGTATGTCCCTCTGTTTGTATAATCAACCTTTGGTATATCCATGGGAATAGGTAATTTACTTTTATCTTGTAAATAATGTTGATACATATCATAATTACTAAAAATTTTGCTTAAAGAATATTGAACAACCATACCATTTAATTTTTGAATTTGCAATTTAATTCTATCTAATGTTTTATCACCCGAATTACTATATTTTAAAAATATTCCTCTCATAATTGTTAATAATTCTATATTAGATTGATAATCAATTTTAGCACCTTTTTCTTTAAAAAATTGATATCTAATTAATTTTTGAATATTCATAACATTCTCATCTGAAAAAAAATATTTACTTAATAATGTTTCTTCTAATACACCACTTAATATATCATCTGCACACCTCATAGATCTACTACCTGGTCTAATTTTTATATCATTTCTTTCTAATATACCATCCATATTATCTCTATGTTCATATATATCAGGCATTAATCCTCGACCGGATTCATCTGTAACTTCTAAAGTATTTGTTATACCACTTATTCCTGTAATATTATTCATATATTATTATATATATATTTAAATTTTGATTTTACCAAATATATATTTAAATTTTGATTTTTCCAAATATATATTTAAATTTTGATTTTACCAAAATTATAATTACTTTTTTTCTTAATATATTCTAATAATTCATCTAATTCTTCATGCCACATTGTTATTACATCTTTATTAAACGCTTCATCTATTTCATCCTTAATTTTATTTAATTCTTTATTTAATTCTTCAACTTTATCTAATGTCATAGAATATATCGGCATATTTATTAAATAATTATATCCATTTTTAACTGATTCAAAATCTGATACTTCTTCTATTATATTTGTTTGTGTATCATATAAATGATATTTACTATTAAATAATTGTTTTAATAAATCATTTTTACTACATTCTGACACTTTTATAATTTTTTGAATAACTTCATTTATAAACCTAATTTTATTTTCTAAAATACATAATTTATTTTTTAATTCATTTAATATATATTCTTTTCTTTTTGCATACATATCTATTCTTACGCGATAATGTTCATCAATTATCTGATAAGGTGTAGTATATTTATGAATTATATTTTCTCTATTATATGCATGAATATTTGTTAAAGATATGTTACTAACTAATTTTAATTTCTTTTCAAATTGAGTAGTTCCATCTTTTACACTGAATAATTTATCTTCATATATAAAATCGTCTGATAGTGTTATTTTAATATTAATATCTTTTTCAGTTGAATAGTTATCAAAATCAACAATCATATCAGATTTTTCAGATTGAATATTATCTTCTAAGAATCTAATATATTTATCAGTCCATTCACCAATAGGTAATTCAGTTATTACTAATTTATTATCATTTAATTCATATATACCTTTTGATATAAAATGTGTATCAGACAATTTTATAATTTTTCCTTTGAAATCTTTATAAAATGGTGATATACTTTTATAGGTTCCACTAATACTTTTCCTTTTAATGTTTTCTATAATATCAACTGGATTATATTGTGGAATATTAGTGCTCCATCCAGTTCCAATACCTACCATACCATTTACTAATATCATAGGAATAATTGGGACATAATATTCAGGTTCTACAGGTAAACCATCATCATCTAAATATTTTAGTAATGGAAAATCTTCTTTTCTAAAGATTAAATCTGTAATTGGATTAATTTCAGTATGAATATACCTTGGTGATGCTGAATCATTACCACCCATAATTCTTGTACCAAATTGTCCATTAGGTTTTAATAAATTGATATTATTTGAACCTACAAAATCTTGTGCCATACCTATAATAGCACCTTGTAACGATGCTTCTCCATGATGATATGCCGCATGTTCACTAACATAACCAGAAAGTTGTGCAACTCTAATTTCTGAATATAATTTTCTTTTAAAGCAAGAGAATAAAATCTTTCTTTGAGACGTTTTAAATCCATCTATACAAGAACCTATAGATCTACTTGTATCTGAATTAGAGAAATGAATTAATTCTCTATTTACAAAATCATCTATATTTGTTTTCTTAATATTATAATCAAGAATAACTTCTTTATTATATTTTTTTAACCAAGATTTTCTATTGTCTGATAGACTTTTATTAAATGCTAAATTTACGGCATCATCTGTTTTATCTGTAACAGTATAATCATTAACTTTTAATTCTCTAAAGTATTGTTTTGCTTCTTGTGCAGTGGATGTTCCTAATCCCTTATAATATTTAATCGAATATTTATTTGAATTACTTGTTGTTTTTTTCCAATTTTCATAATCAGTTAATGTATAAAATGGTTTAATAGTTTTCTTTAAAGATACTTTAACAATAGGTGTAATCATATATGAAATGAAATCAAAATTTAATAATTCAGGCCATAAATAGTGAAACATATTAATTAATAAACCTTTAATATGAAATCCGTCATGATCTTGGTCTGTCATAATTAAAATTTTACCATATCTTAATGATTTAATATTTTTATATTGTTTATTACTTTCTAAACCTAAAATCTTTTTGATGTTAACAATTTCTGTATTACCATTAATTTGTTTTACATTTGCTTCTCTTACATTTAATACTTTACCCTTTAATGGGAATACACCATATTTATCTCTACCAACTTCAGATAATCCAGCAATTGCCATAGACTTTGCTGAATCTCCCTCAGTAAGTATTAAAGTGCATTGATCTGATTTTTTTGTTCCTGCCCAATTAGCATCATCTAACTTTGGGACTATAATTTTATTTTTCTTTTTACCATCAGTTTTCTTTAAGTCTTTATTATCATTTTTATTATTAGCATCTAAAATCTTATCAATTAATTCATTATTTGAACATACTTTTTTAATAAACTTTGTTGATAAAACTGGTTTTGAACCAAATTTACTTTGAGATGTAATACATCTTTCTTTAGTCTGAGAATCAAACGAGGGATTTTCAATAACACTATTAATATATAGTGACATATATCTGCGAACAACTTTATCTTTAATTTCTTTCTTATGTTTTTTCTTTATAAAATCAATAATACCATTAGATATTTGTTTTGCGATACATTCAACGTGTGAACCACCTTTCGAAGTGCATATACCATTAACAAATGATAATTGTTCAAATGTATCATTATGAGATACAGAAAAGATTACATCCCATCTATCTGATACAGTTTCTTGAAATAATGTAGAATTATTATATAGTTTAACATAATCTAAGAATGATTTAATTTTAATTTTCTCATCATTTAGAAATACACTAATAGATTTATCAGTAATCCCAGCAATATCATAAATTCTGCGATACATTAATTTAACCATATCATCAGAATATTTTTCTAAATCAAATCTTTTAAAGTCACATTTCCAAGTGATTTTAGTATAAGGTTTTGCAGAGCATTTCTTAATAATAGGTTCATTACATTTTGTCATATTATTTTCCCAAGTTTGAGTATATTTTAATTTATTAATATGATCAACAGTTTCTATAGTAAATTCTTGTGAAAAGATGTTTGCTAATTTAGCACCATATCCATTTTTACCGCCAACAATTCTTTTTTCATCTTTTTTATAGTTAGATGATGTTAATAATTCACCAAATATTAATTGAGGAATATATATTTTTTCTTTTTCATGTTCTTTAACTGTAATACCATTTCCATCATTTTGTATAGTTATAGAATTATCTTCATTAAAATTAATTTTAATATTAGATACTTGAATTACATTATTATCGTTTTTCATTCCTTGTAATCTAACAATTTGATCTCTAGCATTTACAAGAATCTCATTAAAGATATTTAATAATGCTGGAATATATTCAATTTCTTTAAAGTCAATTTTATTATCGTTTAATATTGGTAAAATTTCATTAATTTTATCGATACCACCAACATATGTATCGGGAGTATCATAAATATGTTGACGGAGTTCTTTCTTTTCATATTGTTCTGCCATTTTTATAAATATATAGTTGATTTTTTAAATATATATTTATTTTTTCAAATTTAAATTTTATATTTTATAGAACATTTCTTAAAATTTACAGAATATTTTTATTTTTTTGAATTAATTGTTGAATTTCTCCAAAATTTTTTTCTATGCTATATTATAAAAACAAAAAATGGGAGGAGGATTAATGCAATTAGTAGCTTATGGCGCACAAGATATCTACCTTACTGGTAACCCACAAATTACTTTCTTTAAAGTTGTCTACCGCAGACACACTAACTTCTCTATGGAAGCAATCCAACAAACCTGGAATGGTCAACAAAACAGCGCTGGACGTTGCACTGCTACTATTTCCAGAAATGGTGATTTAGTTCATAAAATGTACATTGAAGTTGAAACAGGTTCGCAATCTGTTGGTAGTTATGCTAATCCAGGATCGATGTGGATTACTGATGTTGAACTTGAAATCGGTGGTCAAAGAATCGATAAACAATTAGGTTCTTGGATGGAAGCATGGGCAGAACTTTCCCAATCTAACGAGACTGGTGTCGTTGCGTGCGCTCCAGGAAATGCCAGTAGAACGACAGGTAAATACGGTGGAACAACATTCCAAAGAATGTCTGGTATGGGTGGTGTAGAATGTGCTGCCAGTGATACTTCGACAAAAATATTTGTCCCATTACAATTTTGGTTTTGCAGAAACCCCGGTTTAGCATTACCTCTAATCGCACTTCAATACCACGAAGTTAAAGTGAACCTTAATCACACTATTGATGATGTATTCGGAACTTCCCCTACTAATACATTATATTGTGACTACATCTATTTAGATACAGATGAAAGACGTAGATTTGCTCAAGTCAGTCACGAATACCTTATTGAGCAAGTTCAAGAACAATCCTGGACTGGTTCTACCACCTTGTCTAATGACTTAAACTTTAATCATCCAGTTAAAGAATTAGTCTGGACTAGTAATGCATCGCAAGTAAACGGATTTGGTACAGACCTTGCAGGTAAATTCAAATTAAAATTAAATGGTCATGATCGTTTCCAAGAAAGGGACATTAAATATTTCACTAGAGTTCAAGTTCATGAATACCACACTGGACCAGGTGGTCTTGATGCTGCTGTTCTTGATCTGGGGAACAGCGCTTCGGGTATTAGTGCTTTACCTGAACAAAGACACGCAGACTCCATTGCTGTATACTCATTCGCACTTAAACCCGAAGAACATCAACCAAGTGGAACTTGTAACTTCTCCAGAATCGATAACGCACAACTTTCAAGTGATAGTTCCAGTCATAATGTTGACCATGTATATGCTGTGAACTACAATGTCCTCAGAATTATGAGTGGTATGGGTGGTCTCGCATACAGTAACTAAGTTACTAAATAAAAGATTTAAATATATTTTTATAATTAAATGTTTTTAATAGTTATTTTTTATAATTATTTTTATTTAAAATATTTTATATATATAATATATAAAGTATGGGGGGTGGATTAATGCAATTAGTCGCTTATGGCGCACAAGATATTTATTTAACTGGTAACCCACAAATAACTTTCTTTAAAGTTGTCTACCGTAGACACACAAACTTCTCTATGGAATCGATTCAACAAACATTTGCTGGTATAGAAGATTATGGTGGGGATGTGGTTGCAACCATTTCAAGAAATGGTGATCTTGTTCATAGAATGTATTTGGAACATGATGCTGCTTTTCGAAGTGTTACTAATGCTCATGAAATAGGTGTTTGTAGTGATTATGGTAGTCATGTAATGAAATCAACAGAAATAGAAATAGGTGGACAAATGATTGACCGTCACTATGGGGAGTGGCACTCTGTTTATTCTCATTTAACAGAACCTAATCCAATTGGTCTTGCTTTTGGTGGTGTGGTAGAACAACCAGATTATAGTCTTAAAGGAACTTTATTTCAAAGGATGACAGGTAATAACAATGGAACTGAATGTTCTCCTAGCAGCACAAAGGTTGCGGAACACAATGTCGGTGGTTGGTTAATTACGGATCCAGGTAGCGTAAAAGCAAAAGCATCTGGTAAATTCTTTATACCTCTTTATTTTTGGTTTTGCCGTAATCCAGGATTAGCATTACCTTTAATCGCACTTCAATACCATGAAGTTAAAGTAAAAATAACATTTGAAAAGATTGTAAATTTAGTATTATCCAAAAATGACGGAGATTTTAGCACCGGTGCAGAAGAAGCAGAAAAAGATCCCGATTTAAATAATTCATTTAAATTGTGGTGCGATTATATATATCTTGATACAGATGAAAGAAGAAGGTTTGCTCAAGTTAGTCATGAATACCTTATAGAACAAATACAATATGAAACTAAATCAGAAAATTCTATGGAACTTTTTTTTAATCACCCTGTCAAAGAATTAATATGGACGGGTGTTAGAAAATTTGATACAACTAATGGATTAACTGATGGTCCAAAATTGTATGCTCGTAGAGAATTAGTTAATACTGACACTTTTAAACTTGTATTAAACGGTCACGACCGGTTTGAACCACGTGATACAAGGTATTTTACAAGAACACAAGTTTGGCAAAATCATACAGGATATGGTGATACACAAACAACAGGTGATACAATTGCTGTATATTCTTTTGCACTTAAACCTGAAGAACACCAACCGAGCGGAACATGCAATTTTTCTCGCATAGATTCAGCATACTTAATTCGAACTGGTACACCAACAGATATTAATGTATATGCAGTAAATTATAATGTATTACGTATTATGAGTGGTATGGGTGGTCTTGCATATTCTAATTAAACTATAAATATATAGTAAATTAAAAATAAATAAAACGGGTTTTATAAAATAAATTTATTAATAAAGATTATTAATAATATTATCTTTTTCTGAATCACTTATTCTTCTATGTGAAACATTAATAACTAATTCTGTTAATGTTTTTAAAACTTCTGCTTTTTTCCCTTCAGATAATCCAATAGATTCACTTGATAATGTATATTCATCAATATTTTTAAAATAATTATGACCTCTGAACACATTACCGCCTTCAGTAATCCATAATTTAAGTATCTCAACTAATTTTTCAATATTATCTAAGTTCTCATCAACTTCATTACCTTCTTTTAGTAAATCTTCAACTTGTCTTCTTCTAATTTCTCGAGAAGACCATTTACCTAAAACATTTATTAAAGTTTTAAGTGAACATATATTTGTAACTATTGGTTCACTAACAGTTTCTACTGTAGTAGTAGGAACTTCAGTAAGAATATTGCGTATATCTGTTGCAACTTGTTCTACAGGTGATGAGGTTACAGGTGGTTCTTCAACTGGTTCGGGTTCTTCTAATGCTTCTTCAACTGATTCGGGTTCTTCAACTGGTTCGGGTTCTTCAACTGGTTCGGGTTCTTCAACTTGTTCTGGTTCTTCAACTGGTTCGGGTTCTTCTAATGCTTCTTCAACTGGTTCTTCAACTGGTTCTTCAACTGGTTCGGGTTCTTCAACTGATTCGGGTTCTTCAACTGGTTCGGGTTCTTCTACTGCTTCTTCAACATCAGTTATTTCAACTTGAACATTGGATTCAACTGGTTCATCACTTACAGTTGTTAAATCTAAAGTGTCAGACATTTTTTTTATATATTATTAAATATTTTATTTTTATATATTAATTTTAAAACCATTCTAATTCTCTTAATTCTAAATTATTAAAATATTTATAATAAATTTTTTTAGTATATATTTTTAAATTTAAAGATTTTATTTCTGAACCATTTTTAGTAAATTTCTCTTCATTATTAAATATATAGTCAATATATTTAATTCTATTTAAATATCCTTTTGCTCTTTTTAATCTCCATTCACATCTCATCGCTTCTCTTTTATCAATGAATCCATCTATAATACAAATAGGTTCCCAAGGATATTTATTATTTTTTGTTGTATATTTCGCACCACCTTTTAAAATACAATTATGTTGTTTCCACCTTTTAAAAAAATCATTTGTATATCCAATATAAGATTTATTATCAGATTTTATTAAATACACCAAAAACATTTAAAATAATATTTATATATATTATAAAATGTTTAAGTTATTATTTGATATGTTTATTATTACTAATGTTCGTGCTCAAATGTTAGTGGGTGATACTAGAGATGACCATGGTTGTGTTATGGATGGAGGATATACTTGGTGCGAAGAGACACAAAGTTGTATTAGACCTTGGGAAACACAATGTTCAACATTAGTTGTTACAGAACCTGGACCAGTTGTTGATCCTGGTTTTGGTTTCCCATCAACTATATGTGCTGATACTACATGTCCACCACCTATGCCTTGTCCTATGCCTCAAATTAATAACAATAATTGCAGATTAAATAATAATGTTGATGAATGTGGGTGCCAAACTAGTTGTCCTTCATATGATTGTCCCGAAGTAGTTATACCTAAAAATTGCGCAACTTGGAATGATGGTTGTAATACTTGTCAAGTAAGAAATGGTCGTGCCGAAATATGTACTCTTATGTATTGTTTCCGACAAGCAGAACCATATTGTATGAATTATCATATACAAAAAAATACATTGAATATGGGCGATATTTGTTATAGATTTTGCGAAGATGGTTCTCAAGAATTTATTAATAGACGATCTGATTGTCCAGATGGAACTACATGTAAAAAAATAAACTTATTAGATAACCCTATTGGTTTTGATTCTTGTGGAGATAATTCATATAGATGTTTAGAAAATTCTTCACATTAGCATGCTCATTGCTTTACTAATATCTACATTTGATACTGTTGATAATAATTCTTCATAGAAATCTAATCTTTCTTTTTCATAAATATTATATAGTTCCAATTTCATTTCTTCTAATTCATTTACATTAAATGATTTAATAGTAAATTTTATACCTTCTTTATCGTATATTCTTTTAATATAAACAATATCTTTATCATTAAAACCGTGCTCTTCTAACCATTCACAAGTTTTATTGTAATCTTTTAAATCTTTCATAATTATTCTTTTAAAATTCTAAAGTGATTATTCAAATTTATTTATTACATAATTAAATGGGGAACTTTATATTTAAAGGTTGTTCTGAAGATAATGATATAGATAATTTAGAATATAAAGAAATAAATACTAAAACAAGTTCAGGACCACCCGTATTCGATGATGAGATCTTTAATGATAATACCTGTATTAGGTGCCCTGAAAAATTATGTAAAATATAAAAGGGTGTCTTTATTATTATTTTTAAGAACACCTGTTATTTATACAATAATTTATACATATTTATGGACATTTAAAATTAAAAATAAAATCAGTCTAACAATTATTTATGAAAGAATATTCATGTTTATATATAAAATATTATATTCATTATTAACAGATAGTTATCATAAGAATAAATTAAAGTATATAAAAAAATACAACATATTATATAATAGTAGAGAATGTTTAAAAGATTTGACAGATTAATGCCTTTATTTAAAATGGATAAATTTCAAAATATATTATCTAATAAATTTAATTTTACACCTGTTTTACCATCTCTATCTATTTATGGAGATGTAATGTCATATTTATTTAAAAAAAATTATAGTAAAACTATTAAATATGTTCATAAACCGAATTTAAAAATACCGTATGATGAGCAATGGGAAATTAGAGATTTTAATATAAAGAAAAAAGAAAGTGAAGTTAAAACTTTAGTAAAAATACCATATGAAAAACAATGGGAAGTTAGAGATTTTTATGTTCCTATAAAACAAAAATATGATGTTGTTGTATTAAATGATAAAACAGTAACATATCAAGATTATATTCAACAATTATTTTTGTTAGATAAAGAAAATAGAGAAAAAAATAAAAAAATGTAAATAAAATATTTTTATAAATATATTATGAAACAAATTATAGATATATTAAAAAATAATAATTATGAAGAAATTTTAAAAAAACATTGGGAATGGTTAAAAGAAAACAAAGGTAAAAAAGGTATAGTTATTAAAGATGTCAATCCATTAGATTTTTATGGTTTAAAGTAAAAATAATAATTAAATATAATGGAACAAAATATACCTGAAAAATGGAAAGATTTAAAATTAGAGTTTAAAGAAGATATTAAACCTAAAACTATATTAAAAAATAAAAGCGACGTTAATAAAGAGAAACATAAGTCAGGTTTTGATCCAATTTTTTATGATAATAAAAAAACTAAATGTATTATTTTATAAACATTGATATTTCAAAATCTTTTATATTTGGATTAAAAAATTGTATAGATTTTTTTAAATTTTCTAAATCTTGAAATATAATTTCATCAACATTTAAATATTCTTTTAATTCTTTATTATTTTTATTATATGATATTAATTGGTCTTTATTAGGAACATCTATACCATATATATTAGTATTAACAATTTTTGGTGCACCTGATACAACAAATATTTTATTTGCATTATTATTTTTTAATAAATTAATAATATGTTTCATAGTATTACCACGAACTATAGAATCATCTACAATTAATATATTTTTATTAGATACAATATTTTTTATAATATTTAATTTTTTTTTAATATTTTTTTTTCTATTATTTTGACTATCCATAATAAAAGTTCTATTAATATATCTATTTTTTGTAATTGCTTCAAAATATGGAATATTTAACATTTTAGATATTTGTAATGCAAATGGTTTACTTGTGTCTGGAACAGGGACGATTAAATCAATATCATTTAAATCTATTTTTTCTTTTATAGATTCTGCTAAATATTCACCCATTTTTAGTCTGCTTTGATAAACATTAACACCATATAAATTACTTTCTTCTCTTGCTAAATAGATCCATTCAAATATACAGGGTTTTATATTTAATGTTTCATTTTTAATATTTAATTTTTTATAAGTAATACCATTAAAAATATATAATTCATTATTATAAATATCATTAATAATTTCATAATCTAAAGAATTTATTGAAATAGATTCTGATGAAATTATATATGAATTATTTTTTTTACCAAATATTAATGGTCTTATACTATATGGATCTTTAAAACAAATTAATCCATATCCTTCTATCATACATATACAATTATACGAACCTTCAAATAAATCATATAATTCACTAATAATATCTTTTATTTTGTAATAATTTAGTGTTTTATTTTTATTAATATTATATGATAAAAAATATAATAAATAAACACTATCAGAAGTTATATTATCGTTTATAATTATATTATTATTTTTGAAATAATTTAATAACTTTTCAGATATATTTATTTGTCCATTGTGAACTAGTGAAATATTATAATATTTATTTTCTTTTAAAAATGGTTGACATTCATTTATAGTATTTTCACCTTTAGTTGGATATCTAACGTGTCCTATTGAAATGTTAGAATTAATTTTGGATAATTTTTTATTAATGTCTACATTAGATAATAAACCTTTATATTTACATAAATCTATTTTATTTTTATTTAAATAAGATATACCGAAACCGTCTTGACCTCTATGTTGTAAATGATAAATAGATTCATATAAATCATATATAATATTTTTATCTGATATTACGGCACTTATTCCACACATTTAAATTTGATTTAATTATATTATTACATTTAAATATAATGTTGAAAAAAAGCGTGTTCATAAATGAAGATAATAATGAAATTATCTATATTGAAAAAAGAAAGAAAAAAGAAGATTATTTAGATACAATATTTAAATATTTATGTACATCTACTGATACAACAGAAAATGTTAAAGAAAATTATAATGAAAAAGTTTTAAGAAATGGTAAAAAAATTAATTAATAATTTATACTTTTAATAATAATTCATCTATTTATCTATACCATTTTCTATTTTTTTTAAATAATTATTGTATGCTATTATTGATTTAACTAAATTAATATTGTTATTATCCAAAGCATTTTTTATATTTTTATCAGAATATTCTAAATAATACGGAATATCTATTGTATATTTTTTTATATATTCTTGTAGTGCTTCCATTTAATAATAATATATTAAAATATTTAAATTTAATTAGAGTATGCTAATCCGCCCATACCACTCATAATTCTTAAAACGTTATAATTTAAAGAATAAACTTTAATATTATGTTCATCAGGATCATTCATATTATCAAATATTAATTTAACATTATCTAATCTTGAAAAGTTACAGGTTCCAGATGGTTGATGTTCTTCAGGATTTAAAGCAAATGAATACATATAAATATGTTTTGTGGGTATTTTATGACCTGCTTGTTGTGGTTGGCATATTCTAAAATAACTGGCATCTCTTTTAACAAACCTTGTATGACCATTTAATCTAATAGTACATTTATCAAATCCTTCATATGAATTTTGACCCGATATATTTTCTATGTAAACTCCATCTAATTTAGAATTATAATTAAAATAATCATTATTATGAGAATCAACAGTAGTATCTATAGATTTATTTAAATTTACGGTTGCACTAACGGTATATTCATTTTTTGGCATTATCCAAAATAATTCTTTTATAGGATGGTTAAAGTCTATTCTAATATCTGTTTTTGATTTATTATTAGAATACTGAACCTGTTCGATTAGATATTCATGTGAAATCTGAGCAAATTTACGTCTTTCATCTGTATCAAGGAAAATGTAATCACCATATATTTTAATATCGGTTTTTAATTTATCATTAGGTGTTTTTATAAATGTTGAAGTATCTGCATTTATTAATCCATAAATATTTCTAAATTTAAAATTTAATTTAACTTCATGGTATTGAAGTGCAATTAGAGGCAATGCTAATCCAACATTTCTACAAAACCAAAATTTTAAAGGTATATATAATTTTAATTTTGTATCATCTTCATCTAATTTATTAGATTTTAAATAAGCATTTTTAGCAGCATGTTTGTTAAGTCCATACCATTCAGATTCTTCATGATCTGTTAATTCGTTCCATATATCTAACCAATGTGAATCCTGTTTATCCATTTGTTGTCCACCTATATCTATTACACATTCTTCTATTAAAGCATGACCTGTATTATTTGTCCAATTACTATATGTATTATTAGATATTACATTACCATATGTTAATTCTGCTTCTAACCATATTTTATATAATAAATCACCATTTCTTGAAATAATTACATCATTTCTACCACCATCTTTAAAGTCACTAATACCACCTTCAAATGTTTGTTGGATTGCTTCTATTGAAAAATTTGTGTGTCTACGATATACAACTTTAAAGAAAGTAATTTGCGGATTGCCTGTTAAATAAATATCTTGAGCACCATATGCTACCAGTTGCATTAATCCACCCCCCATATATAATATATATTATAAATATAAAAAAAACTATTATTTATAACAAGTTCAATACATATTTTTTTTTATATTTATATAATATAAAATATGGCAGAAATAGGTTGTTTAAAAGATGGATATTTTAATAATTTAGAAGTTGAAAAATCTTTTATTCACAAAAAAAATAGTAGAATTGTATTCGGTTTGGACAGTAGTGGTAATAATGCCAGTTTAACTAAATATGATTGTGGTATAGTGTTTTTGAATGGAACTGAATCTAGTGCTAGTGCAACTTTACCTAATGATGTTAATATAAGTTTACCAAATGCTGAAACAGGTTTACATTACAAATTTATTTTAAATGCGAGCATGATTTCAGGATCATTTGTAATTACTACACCAGATAATGCTTCCTTTGTTGGTTCAATTAATGCAAGTGGTATGATTAAAAATGCGAGTCAAGTGAGTGACGGCGAAAAGGAAATCCATTTTGGTAAAGATTCTTTGCCAGGCGATTTTGTAGATATAAATTGTTATTCAGACACAAATATAAAAAGATGGCATACTTTTGGTAACTCCAGTGTCCCAGGCGCTACATCAGGATTATATTTTCATACAACAACATAATAATTAAATATCTATAGAAATATCTACATATTTTTAAATTATTATTTTTTTTTATTTAAATTAATATTATGATAAATTTAGGTATAATTGGTGGTGGTCAATTATCTTATATGTTATGCGAATCTTCTATAAAATTAGATTCATATATAAACAATATTTTTATTTTTTCTGATAAAAAAGATATTCCTTGTAATTATTTAATAAATAATAAAATACACATATTTTATGGTGAATATACCAAAGAAAATATTCATAACTTTAGTAAAAATTGTGATATAATTACATATGAATTTGAAGATATAAATATTGAATTATTTAAAGATATTAATATAAAAATATATCCCAGATTAGATTTATTAAAAATTATTCAAGATAAATATGTTCAAAAATTATATTTATTGGATAATAATATATCAATTGGTCCATTTAAAGAATTAAATAATAAAAATGATCTATATGATTTTATCGATGAATACAATTATCCAGTTTTTTTAAAAAAAAGAAAAGGATCATTTGATGGCAGAGGTAATATAATGATAAAAAACCGAGATGATATAAATTCATTAAATATTAATATAAATGAATATTATGTAGAAGATTACATAAATTTTGATTGTGAATTATCTATATGTGGATGTAAAAACGGTGATGAAATTATCTGTTATGATCCTGTAATGAATAAACATAAAGAAAGTATATTAATAAAAACTGAATACAACAAAGATTTATTTACGGATGATATTATAAATAAAACAAAGGAAATATATAAAGAAATATTAAAAATATTTGATACAAAGGGTGTATTATGCGTTGAATTTTTTAAAGTAGATAACCATATTTATGTAAATGAAATAGCATTAAGAGTTCACAATACATATCACATAAGTATAGATTCTTGTAATATATCTCAATTTGATATACATATTAGAAGCATTTTAGAATTAAATATTATAAAACCTGTATTTATGTATAATAGTATAATGTATAATATAATAAGTAATTTTCAGAATATAGATGATATATTTAAATTAATAGATAAAAATAAATATATATTTATTAAGAAATATTTTAAAAAAGAAATGGATAAGAGAAAAATAGGTCATGTGAATATTATTTCCTAGAGTTCCAGTAATTTTCACCGTAATTTACATATAATTCTTCACCTTTTTTGATATCTCTTGCTGCTCTATAAACCATATTTTCAGGATCTTGATTGTGTGCTACATTATAGTTATCAGAATGGTTATACATACTACACATACCAAATACAATAACTTCTTGATCAGGTTTAAATTTACTTTTGAAAGTATAATCTTTTATTTTACTATTAACAAAGTTCTTCTTATAATCTGTTATTAGTGGACATACTTCTATAACTTCACCTTTTTTAAAATCTTTTTCAGCAAATACACCTCTACCTCCGTTAGGTATCAAAGATTGTTTTATAGATATTTTATCAATATACGAATTATTTTTTACAGAATTATTATTCATAAAAAAATAACATAAAAATATAATAACAATAATTATACAACCTATTAAATACAAATAATTATTATTAAATTCTGAATCAAATAAATTATTTTCCATTTATTTATAGTAAAATAAATTAATTTTATTTTTTATTTGAAATAAGTAATTCAATAGAGAATACAAGATTTTTATCATCTTGTTGTCGTTTTAATACACCAGAATTTATATCTGTTAATCGTCCATTAATTGTTTTATATCTACCAGGTTGCATTACACCCATATAATTAAATTTTTTATTTTTAGCAACAATAAAAGTCCCTGAATCACTACCACCTTCATTTGTATCTAAAATAATTAATTCCCCATCATGTATTGTACTATTATTACTAAAATTATTTTGATTAATATCATTAAAATTTAATACTATACCATAAGATTCACCTTTAGTGCTTGTAGACATACTTGCATTACAATTATAAATACTGAAATTATCTAAAAATACATCAGACATTTTATCAATCGTTATAGGTTCTATAAGATTAAAAGCAAAATTTCCTGTAACAGTTTCATATGTTGCTGTAACATATGATGATGACGGAACACCACTTGAATTTAATGTTGTAATAGTGTTTGATGGAAGTGTTTCATCATTTTGATTAGTATTTATTGTCCCAGATCCTGAATAGAATAAAGTTATTTTTTTAGTATCAAAATCACCAAAAGAATATCTTTGATTTTGAAAAAATTGTTGTTGCATTTGTTGATGTTGAGAATTTATAATAAAATCCATGTATATTATTTATATTATAAAAAAAATATTAATTTTAATTTAATCTTTTAAATGGACCGCCTTCATATGGAACTGAATAATATCCACAAAACTTGTAGTAATTATTATCTGTTTCATTATTATTATTATCATCATTTCTATCATAATTTCTATCAGCAGTTTCTGGATCTCTTATTAAATTCCCTGAAGCATCTACTCTTCTAACTTCTTCTTTACCAGGTTTATGTGACCAATATCCATCATCATCTTGTCTATAGAAATGATAATCTTGTTCTTCGCCTAAATCATCTATAACTAAAGCAATTTTATAATGGTTACATGGGGGTTTGTAATTTCTTGGAACTTGTAAAATATTATATGTATTATAATCACTTCTCAATTTATTTAATATTTCATCACAATCATATGAATTAAATTTGCCTGTTGATAATTCACCTGGTTGTAATTTTTTATCAGCATTTACTTCCATCCTATCAAAAGCATATGAATAACAATTTGTATAATCTCTTGTATTCTTATCTAAATTATTCCATAAATTTGGCATATATTTAGGTGCTTTACATACTTTTTTATCATTATTATTATTATTTATAAGATAATTTGATTGATTATTATTGAAATTAATAATATGTTCTAAACCATGTAATAATGAATCCATATATAATATAATTAATAAAATATAAATTTGATTTAAAAATAATTATATTATAAATATATAATTATGAAGATTACTGAAAAAATTAATCGTTCAAGATATACTTTAAAAGAAATACTTAATTTTGAATGGAATACAGAAGAAATGCCTGATTATTCTACAAAAGAAATTGATAGTATTTACAGTAATAATACAAATGTTGAACAATATGGATATGGATTTGTATGTAATTTTAAAGTTAGACATAAAGTTATAAAAGATTATTCATTACATACTATATATTATAGATTCCCAGATTTAACACCTGATTCTACTTCAGATAAAGTAAATAAAAAAAATTTAATAAATAATTTAAATAAATTATATGAACAAGAATATTTTAACAGTAATGATAGTGTAATTGTAGTAATTAATGAACCTGTATCTGAAACTATACAAAAAGCAATTGATAATTATAATATAGAATTACAAAATGAATTAGAAGAAAATGGATTAAATGAAGCGATATTAAATAATTTTAAAGAAGAAAATTTAAAATTAAATAAGGATTATAATTTAAAACATTTTAAAAATATACAAATATTACATATAAATTCATTAACAAATAATTTATTAAAACATGAATTAGTCCCAAGACATGAAGTAATTAGAAATAAAGATGAAATAAACAAAATATTAGATGATTGTAATGCAAATATTACACAATTTCCAATAATTTTAAAAAATGATATAATTGCAAAATTAATTAGATTGTCTCCAGGCGATTTATGTAGAATAACAAGGAATAATCATAAAAGTGGTATAAATTATTTCTACAGAATTTGTAAATAGTAGGATAGAATTTGTAAATAAATTATTGTCCATAGACATTACCACCATTTATTCTATATTCAGTTGCTTGTGATGTATTTATTTCATCTATATTTTGTTCCTCATTTATAATAGTTGGACTACGACGAGAACCTATATTTCTTATAGTAGTATCACCAAATTTCCTGTCATAATCTAAAAATTCACTATCATCAAAAAATAAATCTTTTAATTCTTGAGTATTTTCCATAGAAGGAATTATATTACAATTATATTTATTTTGATTAACATAACCTAAAGTAAATATAAATAATCCAAATACCAATAAAATAAATTTAATATCCATATTTATATTATAATATTTTTTTATTAATCATAATCATTATCATTATCTATCCCATCATCAAAGGCATCTCCTTCGCCTAAATTATATTCATAACCAGTATCTTCTTCAACTGATTCTAATGGTTTGTATGTTTGATCTGTTATATTATCATCGGAAGACATATGAATTTCTTTTTGCATTTCGATTCTTTCATTAGCAGTCATTATTTCCCATTCTTCACTTTCAGAAAATTTAATATTTTCTTTTTCGGATTCTTTATATAATGTACCTTTACCCATATCATTCATTAAATCGTTTTGATATTTTTGTTCTTTTGTCATTTGTGTTGTCTTTTTTAAATATGTTTGTTTTTCTCTTGATACTTGTTTCATTATAGATTTATTTAATAATTCTTCACTTATATATACCCAATTTGTATCATAATATTTTTCATAAATATTTATAATAATATCTAATAAAAATTTACTTAAACATATTATACAATTATTTTTATTAATTTCTTCTATATTTTTTTCTTCTAACTTTTGTGTTACAATATCATTTATATCTGAGTCATCATCTATTAATATATTTATAAATTCTGATATTTTTTCAATAATAAATACAAATAAATATTTATTTATTTTTAATAATAAATCACTATTAAATACATTATTAGATAAACCTTTTAATTTATTTATATCACATTTAAATTTACTAATATAATTATATAATTCTTCAAAATATATTGAATTATTTTCATGAAAATATTGTTTAAATCCTTTATATTTTAATCCATCATCTAATTCTTTTTTATTTCTTTTGAAAAATAAATCATTATGTAATAAGAAATTATTTATTAAAATAAATTCATTAAAGTTATCCACATTATTATCACTTAATTTAAATGTATTTTTTCTTATTCTATATGTATTTTTGTTATTTTTAATACAAGAAATTGAATAATAAATATCATCTATTAATCTTTTATAAATATATGAATCATTAATATCTTCTATTAATTTTTCTAATATTTTAGATGTATTTTCAACGTTATTTAATCCAGTTATAGGTATGGATTTTAATCTTTTTAATTGCAAATTATCACCTATAAAATGATAATTATAATTTTCATCAACTATTATTTTTTCATATAGTTGATCTATATTATTAAATTTATTTACAATTGTATCGTTAATTATTACAGATATATCATCTAATTTATTAAAAATGTCATCTTCTTTATATGTATTTCTATTATCTTTTATAGTTTTTACATCTGTTATTACTTTAAATATTTCATTAAATACATCATCATTTAAATATTCTTTATTTTCAAAGAAATTTAATAATCTTTTTTCTATATTTGTATTAAAATTTAAAAATATAAATATATCATCATTTGTATATTTTTCAGTGTATGGTATATAAATATTTAATGGCATCTTATTTTTATTTGGTAAATATTCCATAATTCTATTAAAGTTTTCTTCAGAGTATGGTATATTAACTCTTTTGCATTCTGGTATATTTTCTAATAATTCTACACCATAATCTACTAAATAATAATTTAATATATTCTCATCAATATTATTTATAATTAATTCATCTTGACTGTTCAAACAATAATTTTTAAATAATTTTTCAATAAATTCTTTATTATTTGTGATTAGTTCTTCATAATTAGAATTATTAAATATTTCTGCAGGAATATATTTATAATGTTTAATTATTTCACCATTTAATAATAAATATTCTGTATTATTTAAATTAATAGTTTTAAATTTTACAATATTATCATAATCTTTAGAATTTTCTATTTCATATTTTGTAATTTCTCCTATAATAATATTTTTCATATCATTGTAATTTATTTTACTAAATTCATTATTTTTAAAATTACATTTTGCTAATAAATCATTTATTTTATCATTATTTATATCTTCTAAGAATTTTTTACCTAATAAATTTAATATAGGAAATACTTCAGATCTACCATGTAATTTTAATGAATATACATATAATCTTTTATATGAAGGATTACCTATTAATGTTGATACAGGTAATTTATATTCAATATATTTAGGTTCAATTTTATTAATATCTTTTAATAATGATATATTTTCTAATGAATCATTATTTATAAAATATTGTTTCATTTCTTCATCTTTTGATGAAATATATTTATTTATATTTAATACTAATTTATTATCATAAATAGGTTTATATGTTGGCCAAGACTCTTTTGTAAATAAATTTTCATTATTTTTATTTAATATAAAATATCTATTAATTTTATCATATAAATTAAATTGAGGTTGTAATAAATATTTAATAATATTAATAAAATCTCTATTGAAATCATCTTTAATAAATTCTTTTTGTGTTATAAATTTTAAGTTTGCTTTTAAAAATCCTTTTATTTTTGTTTTAATATATTCAACAACTCTCATATTTATACTACTGTAATCATCTGATAATGGTATTTGTTTCCATGATTCTTCTTTATCATAATTTAATATATTAAATAATTCACTTACATTTATTCTATAAACATTATTAGATATTTGAATATATATAAATATTAAAAATGTTATTGACAATAATTTATTTAAATTATTATTATAAATTTTGAAATTTTTTATAAATTGTTTTTTAAGTTTTTCATCATTCTCACCATTTTTATTTTTAATTACTAATTTTTTTGTAAAATTGTTTATATAATTTAATTTATTATATTTAAAATCAGTAAATTTATTTGAATCAAATGATAAATATGTTTCAATTATATTTTCTAAATCATTTGGGAATAATTTTATATTAAATTTTTTTAGAACTTTTTCTATATATTTTTTTAATTCAACGTTCCCTTCTGTAAGACTCAATTCTTTTTGTTCTTCTAATAATTCTGTTGTATTTATTACTTTACCATCACTGAATCCTTGAAATGTTGAGAAATCTACATTATCTATTAAATGTCCGCAATTTATGCATGATATATGTCCATCTTCTGATTGAGGACAAAATAATGATTTTAAACTATCATAATATTCCGGATGTTTGTCTATTTTACAACTATATAAGTAATGTTTACACAATATTTGTTCATTTGTTTTTTTTGAATATAACCAATTAGTATTTTCGGATAAATTTTTAGATTCTCTGCAATACACTTTTATAAATTTATTTAATAAATGATTTCGTTCTATTATATTTGTATTTCTTAAAATATATTCTCTACATAATTTTATTTTATCGCTTGTATCTAATTCTTTTGTAATATATTTCACTTTTTTCAAAGGTTTTATTACAGATTTTAATAATTTTTTATAATTTTTTTCATAATTTTTAATATTTGAATTTATTAATTCTATTATTTCATTTTTATCGTCACTGGATAAATCATTAATATTTATATCATAAATTAATAATATATTTTCTAAATCTTGAAAATTAAATACAAATTTTAATATATTTTTATCTATACTATCTATAATTGATTTGTTATTTGGTAATACATTTTTTAATAATTCTGATAAATTTTGTATAGTTATATTATCATCTATATCAAATAAATATGATGTTAATTCATTTTTATATACTTCTTTTAATGTTTCTAAATTAATATTTTTAGTATTCATATCATTTTCTGAAAATGATTTATTAAACGATTTTATTGAATAAATTCTATCACATAATAAAATGTTTTCATATAAATTTAAATTATTATTTAATTGTAATTTTAATGAATAATTAATTAAATTATTTGGTAAAAATAATAAACCAACTACATTTAATTCTTCAGATTTTTTATATATTTTTTTTTCAGGGAAAGATAAACTAAATATTTCATTAGTTGTTTTTAATAATTCTGTAGTTTGATCTGTAACTAAGTTTCCTTCATAATTAATAATAAATCCATTTTTATCCAAATTATTTATATATGGTTTATATTTTTCACTGAATAGTGCATCTAATTTTTTAATATATCCATTACCTTCTGCATTTATATAATTATATTTTTCAACAATTTCTTCATTAAAGTTTACAGTAACTGAATTTGGTTCATCTATATTAGTTTCTTCTTCTCCCAGAATATATAATTTCTTTTTAATTGCTACAATAGGTAATATATAATTTGGTAAATTAAATTCATTATTATTAACAAAAGATTTAATAAATTTTAATACATCTGTTTTATCAATATCAGATATTGATTTATTTTCTTTTATTAAATCAAAAAATGTATATGCCATTTCATTTATTTTTTTAATTAGTAATTCATTATCATATATTTGATATAAATTTATTATTTCTGATATAAAATCTTCTTTAATTTCTGTTTCATTATATACTTTAAATTGTTTTTCTACTACTTCTAAATCTAATTTTATTTCGTCTTCTTTAAACACATCTTCTTCTTTTAATACATCTTCTGGATTAACTTCTTTAATATTTAATGCATCTATTATATTAGTACCATCATCTAATTTTAATAATAATTCTCCATCTTCCAAATTTAATCTAATTTTTTGTTCTAATTCATCATTTAATATAATATAATTATCTTCTACTTCTATAACTTCACCAATATAATCTTTAAATTTATCTGATTTTTCTAATATTAATAAACATAAATCACTTGTATTTAAACTAATATTTAATTTATTTATTTGAACATCTTCAACTTCTATAATAAAATCTGTATCAATATCTTCATCATTGGTTATAGGTATTTCATCTGATACAATTGAAGATGTTATTTTTGTTTCTTCTGATTCAGAACTTCTATCAGATTTTTCGTCCATATTAATATAATATATATATCTTATTTTTTTTTGATTAATACTTAAAATTAAAACTATTAATTAATTTAGAAATATACTCATGGAAATTCAAACTTTTATAAATCAAAATAATGACTATCTTGTTAAATTTAAAAATATGAATCTACAAATTAATAATTATAATGTATTAGGTTTATCTCTAATTAAATATAACCATAAAACTGTAATTGATGATTTTACTAAATTATTTAAATCTGTTATTGTTAATAAAAAAACAAATAAAATTGTGTGTATTTCTCCTATGAAATCTATTAAATGTGATCATAATATTTTATTAAATAATGATACACAAATATCAAGAATGTATGATGGTACAATGATTAATGTATTTTATCATAATGATGAATGGACTTTATCTACTCGTTCATTTATAGGTGCAAAAAATTATTGGAATAAGAACTCTAAAAAATCTTTTAAAGATATGTTTAATGAATGTTTTAATAAATATAATGAATTAAATAAAACTCATTCATATTCATTTGTTCTTCAACATAAAGATAATAGTAATATTACACCAGTTACTGAAAACAAAGTAATTTTAGTAGAAGAATATGATTCAGAATTAAATAGATTAGATTTAAATGAAAATAATTATTCATTTCCATGCATTAAAACATATAAAAATTACCACGAACTAAAAATGGTTGAAAAAGATATTCATAAATATGATAAAGGATATAATATTATTAATAATAATTGTAGAAATGTTTATATTACAGAAGATTATCAATATATATTTGATTTAAAACCAAATCAAAATAATAAAATGTTTATATTTTTAACATTATATAAACAAAGAAAATTAAATGAATATTTAAAAGTTTATAAAGATGATAAAGAAATTTTTGAAATGTATAGAAATAAATATGAAATTATGAGAAATGAATTATATTCAAATTATTGCAATCATTTTATTAAAAAAAATATTGTTACAAAAGATGTTCCGTATCAATTAAAACCAATAATTCATGAATTACATGAAATTTATAAATCAACTGGACAAAAAATAAATTATAAATTAATTAATGATTATTTACAAAATATGAGTGTTAAAAGATTAACATTTATTTTAAATTATTATTGAATTAAATTCTCTAATTAACAAAAAAAAAATCTATGTTATATTATAAAAAATGAAAACTGAACAAATTGTTATGTGCGTTGTTGCATTATTACTCGGTATGCTTTTATTTCATATGTTAAAAGGTGTTTGCGGTTGTAAATTAACTGAGGGGCAAGTAGGCGGTTTATGTGGTGCTGTACTTGTCGATCGCGGAGAGGGCGAGTCCCCCCTGACCTTAGCCGAAAGGCATTGGTTGGCAGACAAGGATGCGTTATGTAGTGATATCACCACCCATGGTCATTGTATCAATGAACATGGATGCCAGTGGGTGGTTACAGGTGCTCCAAAACCGAAGTTCCCACCACACATGACTGCAGGAGAATTTCGCGCAGAGTTCGGTGAAGCATCAAGACACCATAGAAAAAATGAAGACGCCAGCGGTCACCATCGCGGTCATCACAGGATGCCGTCGTTCCACCAAAGTGGTTTCTTCTCAAGACATGGTCTTCACTCTAGATGAGTGTATTAGTTAAACACCCTTAATAATAATTTCATAAATATTTTTTAATTCATCACAACAATCTTTAAAGACTTGTATAATACTATTTCTTTTTTCTAATTCTTCTGTTTCATCATTATTATTCATAGATAAAGTGAATAACATTCTATTTTCTAAAGGATGTGTACGTTTATATCCACACAGATTTAATAAAGATCCTTCTTTAATTAATTTATTAGAGATATGTGCTTGAATTATAGAACCTAAAGTATCATCAAATCCATGCCATTCAACTTTTTCTGTAATTACAGGTGGCATATCAATTAATATATTAATAACATTATTATCATTAAATATAAATTTAATATAAGGTATATCTTCACCTTCAACAATTTCATCTAATCTATCTTTAAAATAATCTAATGATTCAATAATAATTTCATTTGCTCTAATAAATAATTCTTTAGAGTCTAAATAATGTTGTGATTCAATATCAAAATTATACCAATATGGTTCACTATTATTATCTCTATGATAATATCTTGCTGCTTGACCGATTACGAACTCATTTTTAAATTCATCAATATTTTCAGGATTTTCTATAGATATTTTTTCTTTTAAAACTCTCTCAACTAAATCTGTATCAGTTTTAAACGAATATGTTGCACAAGATACAGATTGCCAACGAGCATCTTCTTTTGCTATAGATACAGAAGGAGATCCATATAAAACTAATTCTTGAACATTTTCATCTGAATTTGTAGATTTAGTTTCAGTAATTATAGAATAATATTTATTTCTAAAAGGTCTAAATACTTCTTCTTTAATTTTATCGGGTAATTTTTTAGTTAAATCATAATTATCTTTATTAACTTTTTTTATAGAACCTGTTAAATAATCTGAACTTTTCATTATTGTATCTTTTAATTCATAAATCTCAAAATCTTTTGCTGTAATTACTCGAACTGGTTCAGAATTATCATGTTTAATATTTAACACAAATAAATATCTTAATGGATTATATTTTGTTGGATTATCATCTACTAAATTAGGATCTAAATATAAAGGAATTAAACCGATTCTGTCTAAAATATATTCATTATGTAAAGATGTATTATTTACTTCAATTGTTATATCAGAATTTTCATATGAAGTTCTGAAAGCATAAGTTTCTATAGATGATAATAAAGTTCTACGAATTGCATTAATAATTGTTTTATCTAATCCATATTCATTATTACCTTTTATATCTAATTCAAGTCTATTATCAGATTTAGATTTAATATTTATATCACAAGTAAATTCGGACATTTATATTATATATATAATTATATTTTTAATATTATTTCAAATTTATGTTTATTATAATTATTTTAAATATTTGATTAAAAATAAATGGAAATTTATATTAGTAAAAAATGTCCTCATTGTAAAAAATTATTAGTGGTATTTTACAATAATAAATATTTAATACAATATTTTAATATTATAGATATTGAATCAATACAAATACCAAATTATATTACATCTGTACCAACATTAGTACACAATGGAGAATTATACACTAATGAAAGATTATATAATTTAATAGATAGTGTAAATCAACAACATTTAAGACAAAATCCACAACAATCTCAAAATAATGTATCACAACAACCTCAAAATAATATGAATGGTATGACAAATCCTAATTTAAATCCTGAAAGACAGATGCCTACATTAAATAGACAACAACCAAATCCAACACAAAAAATAGATAAACCGCCTGAAGATAATGAAATTGTTGGTGTATGTTGGGGTGAAGATTGTTTATATGAAAATATTAATGAAAATGATGGAAATAATAATTTAATGCAAGGATATTGTTTTTTGGATGAAGGATATAGTGGTGAAAAACCTACTGGACCGAATAATTCATCTGCAACTGGTAAGAAAGGGCGATTTGATGAGAATGCTTATGAGCAATTAATGAAAAGTAGATCAATGTAATTATAATATATTATTCGCGTTATTTTTTTTATATATTTATTATTTTATAAATATAATGGATCTTGATAATAAAACATTAACATTATTCAAAAGTTTTATAACTGATATATCTAAAGTTTTTCCTGAACATAAAGAAACTATTAATAAAAATTATTCTACAATTTTAGAATTAGATGATATTTCTATTGATGAAAATGATATTTTGTCTGAATTCTTAAATAATATTGATAAAAATAGTAATGATATATCAAATAAAAATTCTGATATATTTACAGATGAATTATTTTTAATAAAAGAAATTTCTATGAAATCTATCTGGGAATCAGATATTAGTGAAAAAACTAAACAAAATATCTGGAAATATTTACAAGCATTTTGTGTAATTAATATTTCAAGAAACTCTAATGATAAAATTAATGAAGTTTTAAAGTCAATCGAATCTAATGAAAAAGTTACAGATAAAAAAACTGTAAAAGAAATGAAAAAATTAAAAAAAATGAATGAAAATTTAAAAAAAGATGTTGAAGAAAATAATAATGAAGAAACTAAAAATAAAAGTATAGAAGAATTAGTTGATAACACAGCAATTGGTAATTTAGCAAAAGAAATTACAGAAGATTTAGGTTTTAATGATAATGGTGAACCAGATATTGCAGAAATTATGAAACCTGAAAATATGATGAACATGTTTCAAAAAATTAACAGTACACTATCTCAAAAAATTGAAAATAAAGAATTAGATATGGGAAATTTATTTGGTGAAGCATCTGGATTAATGAATAATAATGATATAATGAAAGGTATGATGGGTATGATGAGTAATATGAGTCAAAATAGTGGTGAAGGTATGCCTGATTTAAGTGGTATGATGAATATGTTTCAAAATATGAATCAACCTCAACAAGAACAATCTAATAAAAAATCTAAAGATCCTCACGATCCAAATATTGTTAAAGAGCGTTTAAGAAATAAATTAAATAAGAAATAATTTTTTTTTTAATAATTATATATAATATATATATGAATAATTTTTGGTTGAACAATTTATCAATAATTATAAGTAAAGATCATTATTTAGAAGTTATACCATTTTCAAATATGAAATTTAATGATAAATTAAATTCTATATTTAGATTATCTATTTATTATTTTATTATAATGACAATTATAAAAAAAAATATTAATTATATATTTATACCAGTTGTTGTAGGCATTATTACAATTATTTTATACAAAAATTATAGAAAAGTTCATAATATAAGTGAATCAAATGAAAATTCTATAAATAATAATAATAATAACAATTCTAATTCTAATTCTAATTCTAATTCTAATTCTAATTCTAATGTAAGTTCAAATAATAATAGTGGTGTGGATGGTTGTCGTTTACCATCTAATGAAAATCCATTTATGAATCCTACATTTTTAGATTATTCTTCAGGTAATTTACAACAATCTTGTTCTTCATATAATAATAGTGTAATAAGAGATTTAGAAAAAGTATATTATAATGAAGATTTATATGAAAATAATTTTGATATATATGGTAAAGAACATAGTGCAAGACAATTTTATACGATGCCTGTTAATTCTATTATAAATGACCAAACTGCATTTGCTGAATGGTGTTATGGTAGACCACCCACTTGTAAAGAAGGTAATGGTATACAATGTTCTGTAAATTTACCCAGTTCAAATGATGTTTCGGGTGGTCCAGGCGTGTCACGGTCACCAGGAGAATAAAATAATTAATTTATTAATATAAAAAAATATATTTTATAAGTATATAAATGTCAGGTTACAATAATTTTAATGAAGTAGATTCCAATTTTGTAGAACAAGAATGTTCTAAACAAGATGTTAATAAAAATAGTTTTTCTTTATTTAATCAAACAAATTTAAGATATGATAATGGAACAACTACTATTGATAATGAACAAAGATTAGGTCCTGGTAGAAGAGAATTAGATAGTATGTATGGTTGTGAGTGTGGATTAGAATCAGCAAGAGATTTACAATTATCTCAACCAGCAATTAACTTTAGTGCAGGTGTTGGTTATAGTGGTGAACATGGATGTTTAATTGATAATGATTCCGCATTAAGATTTGAATTATTAACTAATAAAAATTATAGAAACCAATTACCTCAAGAATACAACGCAGGATTTTTTGGTAAAGGCGCATTTGATGTAGATACTGAATCAGTTATTCAAGGCGGAAATTTAACAAGTTTTGGTGATAGAGCATGTAATGTATTATCAGGTGTATCTATTGGTAATTATTACACACCAATGATTCCACGATTATCTAAAGAAGTTCAAAATCCTATTCACATTATTCCTGAAGATAATTCTAAAAGTTGGGTTAGAGGTGGTGTAAATTCCAGAGATATATTTAAACAATTAGATTATAAACAAAGATGTAATTTTAAAAATAGTTCCAATAATTCAAATAATGTAAATAATAATAATATAAATGCTGTAAATTAAATATTTATATATAATATAATATGAATGATTTATATTTAAAACAAGAATGTGAACAAATGTCACAAATTAATAAAGAATCATTAGGTTCTGGATTATATATGTTAGATATTTCAAAAAAAATGAATAGTGTAGCATATCCATGGGCACCTACAGTCAGATTACAGAAAATGGGTGCATCTATTAATAAAAATATGTCATTAATAGATACAGAATCCGATTTAAAAAATATTGTGAATGTTGCGAGTAATGATCCTAATAAAAAATATATACCCAATCCAAATAAAAAAATAGAATATCAAGATTTACCTGATGGATTTTTTCATGAAGAAAGCACATTATTAAATAATCCACCAAGTGAACTTAGAGGTCTTGCTAAAAATAGATTTTATCAATTATATAAAGATCCACAAAAATATGCTGTTGAACCATTCTCCAGAATCGGTAAAGACACATATAATGATATATTAAATAGTGGACCCGAATGTTAATTAATTATTTTATTTTAAATTATTTTTTTTAAATATTATTATATACTATAATAATAATGGAAGCAACTATTTTATTAGGAATATTAGGAACAGCATATTTAATGAATAATAATAATAATAATAATAATAACAATAATAACAATAATAATGATAGTGATTTACCTAAAGAAAGTGATGCATATACAACAGATTATTTTCACGAATCTCAACAAAATGAAGAATATCCAAAAAGTTTAAAAGATGAATTTAATACAGTTAGAATTCCTGGTGTAAAAAATATTACATATGAAAATATTGAAGAATATTTAAATTCAGAAGATACTATTAGTAATACTGATGGCAAAGAATATATATATAGTAGTTCGGCAGGTGCTAAAATCGATAAGAGTAACTTTTTAGTTAATGATCAAGGTATTAAGATTGAACCTTTTTTTAAAAAAGCACCTCCTAATTTAAATTTAAATGATAATAGAAATTTAGCAAGACATCAAGGGACTACTGAATTTAAAATTAAGAAAAAAGAACAAACACCTTTTTTTGAGAATTATAAACAACAAAATGTATATGGTCAACAACCATATTCTGATCAAATTAAAGAAAATATGTATGTTTCAACTAATATGACTAATGTATTACCATTTGAACAAGTTCAAGTATCACATTTAGATCAAAAAAATCCTGCAAATATAGATATAAGTAGACAATATGCTCAAAGAAACAATGTTGATAATTTAAGAACATTAAATAATCAAAAACAAAGTTATGATGGTAGAATATTATCAGGTATGGGTGAACAAAAAATTGGTAAAATCGGACAAGTATTTAAACATTCACCTGAAACAGATTATTTTAATTCACCTGATAAATGGTTAACTACAACAGGTGCTTATATTGCTAAAACAGAAAGACCTGAACAAATTGTTCCAAATACTAATAGACAATTTTTTAATAAAGGCGAATTTGGTATTGCTACAGGAGTTGATCATGAGGCACCTCAATTTAGATCTAAATATGCTGTTTCATCCAGACAAAACTTTGCTGCAGATAGTATGAGAAATGCAGGTATTACAGTTGATCAATCTAATAATGATATTATTAAAGATTCATATCAAATGTATCCAAATGAAAGAGATGTAACAACTCTTAGAACATATGATAGTAATATTTCTAAAGAAGTTCCAGATTCTACATTGGGATTAATGGATCCAGTTAGAAAAACTATTAAACAAACTACTATTAATTCTAAAAATAATGGATACATTAGTGGTGGTATGGAAATGCCTACAGAAAGATTATATGATGAAATTAAAAATACTAAAAAACAATTTACTTCTAATGATTCTAATTATATGGGTATAGGTGGCACCGAAGTTGGACAACCTACTGATTATTTACAATATGATAATGCTGAAACTAATGCTACTAAAGAAATTATTGCTCAAGGCAGATACCCTGTGCCTGAAGGTAATAAATATTATAATAGTAAAGAAACTTATAATGTTGAAGTTAAGAAAATTGAAAGTGATTATTATAATCACAGACAAACTCATTATGATAGAATGAATCCAGAATATTTATCTAAAGATACTTGTGAATTTACTCACTTCAAAGATAAACTTGATGATAGATCTATTGCAGGTAGAACAACCGATCCTAATTTATTAACACCATTTAGAAATAATCCATACACACAATCTTTAGAATCATTCGCTTATTAAAAAAATATATTTAATAGTATATATGAATACAGATTTGTTAATAAAATGTTTTATAGCATTATCTTTAGGAGCAATTATTTATAAATTTATTTCAGATAGATGTTCTTGTGGTATAGTTGAAGGACAAGCAACATCACCATCTCCTCCTTCTTCTACTCCACCATCTCCACCCACAACTCCACCATCTCCACCCACAACTCCACCTACAACTCCACCATCTCCTTCTACACCACCATCTCCACCTACAACTCCTCCATCTCCACCCACAACTCCACCACCTCCTTCTACTCCTCCATCAACTCCAGCAAATGTTGTTTCTCAACCTGGTAGTATTCAACCAAATACTATTAATACTAATATGATGAGTACTATACCTATAGAAGATATAGAAGATTTTATAGATAATATAAATGAAAATATATTCAAAAATCCTATATCTGATACAATTAACAAAATAGTAACATCATTAAATTCGTCTAATTTAAAAGTTGACAATATACCTGAATCTATTAAAACAATTAGCAGGTTTGAACAATTTGGTGAAATACCCGAAGCATTAGAATTCCTTGAATTAATTTTAATAAATATAACAAATTTGGATAGTGATAAATTTAAAAATTTTATAAATAATTTAATGCAAACTGGTGATTATTGTAATAGTGATACAGATTTAAATGCGTATGTTATATCTGTAGCATTATTACAGTATTACAATATTAAAATTAATTCCAGTGATAAATATATAATAATATCTAATAAATTATCAAAATATATACCAGATATATTAGAACAAATTCAGCAACTAAACATTAGTTGTAATGATCAAGATAAAACATCAAGATCAAATATTTTAGATACAATGATTTATAGATTATTTAAAAATAATAATACAATTATAAATTTTGATTTATTAAATCCTATTGTTAAATTATTAAAGAGTGATAGAGTATATGGTGTTGTTTTCATGTTGTGCATAACTTTTGTATTTGTTAGATTTTTAGGTATGTTTTCTATGAAATTAGATATTTAACCATAAACACATCCTATTTTTTCGTAATATTTTTTTTTATTATCATTCATATCTGATTTATTTAATATATTTTTATCATTTATTATATTATAATTCATTTCCATATTATTTGTTTCAGAAATCATTATTATACCATTTTTTATATATATTTTTTTTAACATATAATATATATAATGGATTATCAAACTATTTTTATTATAGTTATTATAATATTTTTTAATTTATTACTTTTAAATATATTTAAACTTCAAAATGAAATATATAATTTAAAATCATCTAATAAATCTGTTTTAAAATTTCCCGGTTTGTTAAATAAAAATATGGAAAATTATAAAAATATTAATAATAATTCTGATGTTAATAAAAAATTAGATGAAATTGCGAGCATTGTTCCTGTAGATATTAATAAAATTGAAAAGTCGACTGATATATTATTACCCAAATACAAACAAATTAAACATATTTAAGCATAATTTACTTTTATAATTGTAATTAATAAATGGATTTTCTTTTAAAACAAAACATCGATAAAAATAATTTCAATATTTTTATTCGTGATTTATCATCTAATCTAAATAACAATCTCAAACATATTATTGAAGATACTATTAAAAATAAAGATAATAATAGTAATAAAAAAAATTATAATAAAAAAGGAAAAAAACAAGTTATTAAAAAAGCAGATTTAATCCGTGCTGAAGTTATAAAAAATAAAAAAGATAAAATTATCATTGATGATTTTAATAAATTAGAATTTTTATTTAATAATAAAGATATAAAAAACCCATTTAAATCTTTAGAAAAACTTAAATCAAATGAAGGTATTGATAAAATGAAATATATGTTATTAGAATATTATTGGAATAATCATAAAAAAGATTATATGAATTATATTATTTCATTATATTATCAATTAAAAGATATTGATAATAGTGATTTTAAAGAATTATTGGAAAATATAGGTAGTAAATTAGAGAAATATGAATATAAACTTTACATGATGAAAGAATTAGGGTATTTATTACCTCCATTAAACTTTTGGGATACACCTGAGAAAAAACTTGATGATTGGCAAAAGCAAGTTATCAATATAGTTAACAATAAACAATCATGTATTGTTAAGGCACCAACATCCGCAGGTAAAACTTGGATTGCTATGAGCACAGGTATTATTCATAAAAAGATTTTATATGTTTGTCCAGCAAAACCCGTCGCATATCAAGTTGGATCCCATTTTATTTATATGGGTTATAAAGTTCATTATTTAGTTGATAATTTATCACATAATTCATTTGATTCAAAAACTAATATTTTTATTGGAACACCTAATGAAATTGAAAATAATTTACATAGAATTGGTACACATTTTGATTATGCTGTATTTGATGAAATTCATAATTTAAATAAATCTGATGATGGAGATATTTATGAAAATTTAATTAAAATGTTAAATTGTAATTTCTTAGCATTATCTGCAACTATAGGTAATATTGAATTTCTTAAAGAAACATTCAATAAAATTCATCCTCTAAAAAAGATTCATTATGTTGAATATAATAAACGATTTATTAATCATCAAAGATGGATTTACAATAATAATTTAGAATCAATCCATCCATTATGTTCTATTGATATTAACGATTTAAATGATAATTTTATTCAAAACTCGTTGTCTTTTACACCAAATGATTGTGCAAGATTATGGGAATGCATTGAAGAAGTATATGAAGATTATGATTCTGAAGAATTAATTGAAAATATGTCTCCTGATGAATATTTTAAAGAGAATAAATTATTGACCCTAGATGATTGTTTAAAATATGAACATCATCTAAAACAATTTCTTATAGACAATAAAGATGATAATAAAACTTTAGAAATTTTAAATAAATTAAAAGTAAATAAATGTAATAATGACACTAAAGAAAATATTATTAAATTCCTTAGAAATTGTAATGATAAAGATATGTTTCCTATGATTATTTTTAATACAGATTCTCAAGTATGTAAAGATTTATTTTATTATATTTACAACAATTTAGCAGAATCTGAAGAAAAAGAATATCCATTCCACTATTTAATTTTAGAAAAAAAACAAGAATTATATGAAAAATATATAGAAGACAGAAATAAATTTTCAAGTAATATTAAAATTTCTAAAACATCTACTGATGCTCAAACAGATAAAAATGCTAAATTAGAGAAGTTTGACAAAAAATGTAAAGAAAAATATACAAATGATATATTTAATTTTTATGAATCTTGTTTAAATGATATAGATAGATCTAATGTAGATCGAGATTTAAAACGGATTCAAAAAAATAATTTAAATAAAGAATATAAAAAATTTATAGAAAACCCTGATTTTTGTTATCAAGATATATTTAAAAAACATGATTCATATTGTTTTAGTATGAATGAACCTATGTCTGCAGATACTATTAGAAATGTTCGTAGAGAAATTATGAAAACACTTGGTATCAAAATACCATATGAACATCCTATATTTCAAATGCTTAAAAGAGGTATTGGTTTATATATTGAAACTATGCCAGATGAATACAAATGGATTTTACAAAAATTATTATCTAATAAACAAATTGGTATAGTTATATCTGATAAAACATTATGTATGGGTATTGATTTACCTGTTAGAACTTGTTGTTTAATGGAATTTAATGGATCTAATAATTTTACTAATGAAGATTATTTGCAAATGAGTGGTCGTGCTGGTCGTAGAGGACAAGATAATCGTGGTAATGTTATTTTTTACGGAGATATTGATTATCTATCTTTGATGAAAGGTTACTTACCTAATATTATTGGTTCTGATAAAAATATTAATATGAATTATAAAATTTTGAATAAAATTAATTCATCTATTAAATCAGATAATATTAAAAAAGTATATGAGTATTTTATTAACGATAACAGACAAATTATAGAATGTAATATAAATAATGAATATCCTAAATTATTATGGAATTTAAGAAAATATATAAATGCTGATAAATTTTTAGAAGAATTAGAAGATATTGAATGTCATTTATTTAGAAATAAAGTTGATAATGAATATTATATTTTATCAAAATTATATAATTTAATTGAATGTGAATCTATTCATAATGAATACAAAACTAATTTAATAAAAGATGATGTATTAAAAAAATTAGAAACATTTTATGAACTATATGAAGTTATTATTCATATTTATAATAATACTAACAAAGATAAATTTTTGTTATTAAGAAAAGAATTATTATTAATCTATAAAAATATTAAAGAATTAATTATTAAATATAATGGATTTTGATTTAAATATAAATAATTATATAGATATTATGAATGATAATAATATAATATATGAAATTAATGGTGATGAAATTCAATATTATGATCCAAATGATCCTGAAATAATACCAGTTCCTGCACCAGAACCTCACTATAATCCACATCCTTATCCGCATAATGATCCACATAATAATCCATATAATTCACCTGATGGTAATTCACCTATAATGATAAATAGTATGTTAGGTGTATATTTATTTTTAGCAGTGACAGGTATTGTATCAACCGGTTTATATATATCAAGGTGTATAGAAGAACATAGAGAAAATACAAGAATTATTAGACATAATAGAAGGAGTAGACAAAGAATTAATGTAAATAGTTTAAATACATTATTATTATGCGATGAATTACCTGATGAATCTTGTTCTATATGTTTAGAAGATTTTAAAACAGGTGATAATATAAAAAAATTAAATTGTACTCATATATTTCATAAAGAATGTTTAGAACCATGGTTAAATGATAATAATAGAAATTGTCCTATGTGTAGAACAGATATTTTATAAAAATTAGAACAGATATTTTATAAAAATTTTTAATTAAATATTTGTAAATATTATGATATATATTTTTAGTGAATCTATCTCTGCCCCTGAGGTTGTGATGTAGAATCGGGGCACAGATATGACAAAAGTACTCTTAGAGTGTCGTTGGGGATTTGGTGAGTCTGCTCCTCCTGCGACAAGTTTTGGTCGTTGCGCCGCGATTGGATCTCATCATCTGTGAACCGCCTTATTCCGGGATTTTCGACCTCCTTAAATCTCGGAGGAATGTCTTTCCAGGCGTAGGTATCGAGTATCGTAACGTATTCATCCTCGGTCAGACATTCACTTACTGGATATACTTGCTATGCCGCACAGGGATCATCACATGTTCGCGGACATAGGTCACCTAGTGTAGGCATGGTAGGTGAGTACTCTGGTTCATCCCCCTGTCCCCACCTGCGCCGCCACCATTCGTTTAATGAAATAGATAATTGTTGTCTAATATCCTCATCGGATTCGTCGCCCGTAATTTCCCATGAATTGATATTGCCACCAAATAAACAGGGATCTATCACTCTATTATCATTCACCAACCAATTTTTCATACTTGCGCAGTTTTTTTCTTGGATGACGGCGGTGCCAGGGTAATCGGGTAGCATATTATGATGATCTTCACATAAATTTTGTATACAACAATTATTACAATATGTCTGGGTAGTTGGGTCCTCCCGATCTTCGGTGGTAAGGCATTGACCGCAATTTACGTTTACAGATTCTGATTCTGATTCTAATTCTGTGCAACTGTAATTAATACTAGACTCCTCAATAGTGTTCGTAAATCTAATAGAATCGTATCCGAATCTATTCCGATAAGGGACTGGTTGTGTAGTTGATATGGATGTATTTATATCTGTGATTGTAGATTGTTGGTTTGGTCGGGCGACTCCATCATCATCGCGGGTAGTTAATACTGTGAAGTCGCTTCCACCCTCCACAGCAAGTGCACTATCTGTAATTCTCTGTGCTGTTTGTAATTGTTGTGATGCTTGTGATATTCCCCTATTTATATCTGTGATTGTAGATTGTTGGTTTGGTCGGGCGACTCCATCATAATTATGGGTAGTTAATACTGTGAAGTCGCTATCACCCTCCGCAGCATGTGCACTATCTGTAATACTCTGTGCTGTTTGTAATTGTTGTGATGCTTCTGATATTTCCCTATTTATATCTGTGATTGTAGATTG